ATTATCTTTTATTTCACTCCAAGCATTCTGTGCTATATCTTTGTCTTTTACTATTTCTTCTCTAGTCATACCCGTATAACAAGATATGGCTCTCATCTGTGTTCTGATAGCAGGTTCTTCATTTATAAATGCATGTACCCTTGCACCTTGCTCGGCAAATCCTTCAGGTCCTGCACAAAGGCTAACCCAAAATGCTGTCTTACCTGTCTCAGGTCTAGCAAATGCAATCATAAGATTACCACCACCAATACCACCTACATTTTCTTTTAATACAGGTATATTAAACTTCCATTTTGTAGTTACATCAAGTAATCCTAATACTTCTTTTACATTACTTGTAACTGCAGGTGTTTTTTCTTCATCACCTTGTTTATGATTTTCTATCATACCTGTTATTTCATTAAAGTTTGCATCTTTACCATTAAATATTTCTGTAGCCTCAACTGCTATTCTTTGTGCTAAGTCTCTATCAGATAATATACGCATTATATCTTTAGCTATTTCTTTATTAGGTTCTTGTATTTCTTTTATATCTTCTACTAACTCACTAAATTTTTCTTTTGCAGCACGGGTAAGTGCTGGATTAAATATAGCAGTATGTAAAGAATATAATTCATCAACACTTATATCATCTGAATATTTTGCGTGTGCTTTTTGTATTGTATCAAACAAAGAACTTATATCTCCTGTAAATATACTAGGTGATATAGTTCCTTTATATTTTGTATAAAATGCTTTTCCAAGCATTAGTCTAATCATCTGTTTTTCTATCATCTAACTCCTTTAATAATATTTGATCTATTGTTTCTGCTATAGCTTGATCTCTTTGGTTCCAAGTTGTTCTGTTTGATTCCCAAACATCCCACTTCCACTCGTTCCATTTATCAAGAACTTCTTTTTTCATTTTATCATTCATAAAACATCTCCTTTATCTGATCTGTATTAAAATATTTAAGATCGTCCTCTAGTGGTTTAACTATTACATTATCAAAACCTGATGATCTTAAATCTTTTGCCATGTCATATGCTTTATTTGTAGCATCTCTATCTAAACATATAAATAAATTTTTATATGGTTTTAAATGTTTCTTGTGTTCTTCTTTTAATTTTGTTCCCATAATTGCTATACCTGTTAATACATTTGACACAGCACAAGCTGATGGGCAATCCTCTACAATAACTGCATCATCACAATCACCACACTTAAATGGTACATCTTTGTTACCATACATAAACCATTTGGGATATACATTTTTATTTAAACCTCTGCCAACTGCACCTACTATTTTATCTGTATGTCTATCTCTAATTAAAAAAACAACTCTATCTTGTTTAACATCATATTTAATATCTGACCTATTCCAAGCCCATGCCTCCCAGCAATTATTTTTATGTAGATACATCTGTGCATTTTTATTTGTAGATACTATTTTAAAACTATCAGGTAACTCAAACTCATCTGATATAAAAATTTCATTTTTTTTAGAAAATAAATCTAAAGTTTTTTTTACATAATCCATATTTTTTTCTCCTTGCTTTTTTCCTTTTGCCTTACAAGACGCATGAAAACAATACCATCTAATATTGTTTTCTGTAGTATCTATGGATAATGTATTTTTATTTTTGCAGAATGGGCAGTCCACTCTCATCAATGTATCGGGTGGTACAAAAAGTCCCTCAATAATATTTAGTTGTTGTTTATAATTCAAGATAGTTCCTCATATGTAATTCTAACTCTTGATTTATCATAGAAAGAATCCTTTACAAAATTTAAAGTTCTAGGTGCTGCTACACATAAATGTATTACTTCATCATTTATTCTATCTGCGTCTACTAATCCTGCTAAAGATAATGTTATGCCACCTTGATAACCATATCCAAATACTCGTATCTTATATTTTTTTGACTCTGTCATTATTTTCTCCTTACCACACTTTTGTTTATTTGTCAAGCGATTTAATATATTTTTTCAATTCCTTATCTTGCACATTATCAGGTATATTATTTTTATAAAATATCTCATAGCTATCACTTCCATATTTACCTATACCAAATAATTTTGTAGCATCATTTCCATCCCAGCCAAGATAATCTTCAGACATTCTATGTATTCTATTTGCTCTTACATTTTTCATACCTAAATCTTTTAGCATCTCTGCGATAGTTTCTTTATCAGATTCTAATAATTTTTCTGCAGTTGGAAATTTTTTAAAAAAAGAAGGAAGTAATTCTTTTACTTTTTTTCTACCAGTTTGATTTAGACATATTACACCAACCATATGTTGCCAAGAGTTTTCTACCTGCTCCTGTACCATAAGTTCATCTATCATTTTCCCACTCCCTTTGTTATGATTTGTTTTACTATTGTTGTCCAAGGATTCATCTCTTTTTTATTAGCACTACAAGCCGTAAGTAAAATAAAAATTATAATAATATATTTCATTGTTCTTCTATTTCAAAATTAACACATGTCATTCCACTTGTTGGGTGACTAGATTCAGTCCATTTAAAAGGACAAGTGTCTAACCACTCATGAAATTTTTCGTATCTTTTTTCTATTTCATCATCTATATCTATTTCTTTTTTCATTTGTTCTCCTTATTTGGTTTTTGCATTTTAAAACAATCTTCTAGTTTATTTTTATGACCTAAACTATCTATAAATTGTTCACATTTTTTTACATAATTTTTTGATAAATCTTTTTTATCATACAAAAAATAATTTAACAAACTATTATGATTACTTCTTACTGTCATTAATGCTCCTTATAGCTTACTTGTTTAATTGAACGACTCCAGCAGGCACGACAACTACCACACTCACCATTTTGTTTTGGTGCAGGGCATTTCCAACCAACTGCAGGTTTATCTTTGTGTACGCCTGATGTCCACTTCCAAAACTTTGGTGGTGGACTATCTACTTTAATTGCAGATACACGCAAACATAAATTCTTTGGTACATCTTTTTCTTTGATGTCTTTTATAAATTGATATTCTCTTGTAGCTAACCAGTATTTTATATGCTTTGTAAGTTCACATACCTCAAATATTTTCATAAGATGTGAGTAAGATTGTAAATCTCCTGAATCAAACCACCTGTGATAAAGCCTTGATTCATCTAGGTTTTTGTACTTTAGAGTTAATAGTTCTGCCATATAATCCACCCACTCGGGCATTTCTATTGCCTTTCGTCTTATCTCGTGAGCATCAAAAACATTTTTAAATGCATAGTGTCCTTTAAGTGCATAACATTTATTGCAGATAGTTCCTTTTATCTTTGCTAACTTACTACCAGTAATACATTTCTTTGCTGATATACCCCATGCATACGAGGGCATTTTACTGGGATTAGATAGTGTGCCTATCTTTTTTTCTATATCTTTAATCTTCATTATTTAATTTCTTTTTATTTTTTTTAGTTATATGTTGATAATCTAGATATAATGAACACCATTCATAAAATGAATCATTTGTTGCTGACCAACATTTGGCAAAGACCTTATCTTTACGGTGTTCTCTAAACTCTTGTCTAACTTCTTCCTCTGTTAATTTCATAATTATTTATACCATAAATTATTAGATGTGTCAATTTGTCTAATAGACTTTTTTCAAAAAGTATGATATGATATCCTGCGTTTCGGGGCAGGGTATATATACTATACCTTGAAATCTTCCCCGTTGTTCATTGATAACCAAGTGTGTACGTTTGCACCAAACGCAATATAAGATTTATGTTTATCTAATATTATCTGTTCAAGTTCAGAACTATGACTTCTTATTTCTACTCCAGTTTTTAACATAATACTTGCCCAAGTATCATATCTATGTGAATGTAGACTTACACTTTTAATATCATCTTTAGTAAATTTAACTACTTCTTTATTATTTATTTTCATTTTGGTTCTATACCTCTAGTTGTAGTTGAAATAAAATTATTATGTTTATTTACATATTCAATGGCATACTCTTTTGTATGGTCTAATTTTTTTCTTAATTTTTTTAAAGACATAGCTTCCATATCTTGTGCCATTTCTTTTCCTAACTCTCTTACTTTGTATTTATATCTCATAGTTGTGTACCTTATTTTTTTTCCTTTCTTTTTTTTCTTTTTCTTTTTTTATATTGTAGTTTATCACAAATAAACATATAAGTCCACCCACCATAATGGCACATAGACCCATAACTAATTGTAGTATTCCATAAAATGGAGTCATAATTTTTGAGTGAAAGGCTAGGCGATTTCTCGCCTAACCCTTGTGTAATTTAAGCTACTTGTTGGGATTCAAGATGTTTCTGCAAAGCAATTTTTGCATTAGCAATCTTTTCTTCCTTGCTAGGTTTCCTTTCGTAACCTAATATTGAATCTGTCATAGACTTAACACTAGCAGGATTAACTACTAATGCATTACCAAAGACTTTATTAAGAACCACATTTGGTTCCCAACCATATTCTTTAGCTAGTATATCTATTTCAGATTTGGTTTTCATAGCTTTGATTTGCTCACCAACTAGATTAGTTGCTCGTATAATAGAACCAATCCAATCTTGATGAGTTCTTACAACCTCTGACTTTGCT